GAGCAGCTTCAAGTCCAAGTAACATAGCAACATCAGCATATGATTTACCCATTTCCCACTTATGTATAATGTGAGAAAGATTTCTCACTAAATCTATTGAAAAAACTAAGGCTAGCACTCTTCTTATAGAAATCTTACTGTTGGTTCCCAACCATAAAGGTTCTATATATTTAAATAGTTTTTTCATCCTAACAAATCTTCCCTTGAATCGGGTGATACACGCTTCTTACGATTTTCTAATAAACAACACGTATATAATTCTACGAGTAAACTATTACTCCCAGAATCCTTGCTTTTTTTTTCAAATTCTGTAAAAGTTGTCTTTTTATATATAACTCTTTCTAAATTATCTATCCTGGTTTTGTCTATATTAGACTGAGCAATAAGAGACTTTATGTCAGATTTAATTTCCTTAATATCTTGCCAAATAATTACGCCTAAAATACCTACTATAGATGGAAATAGCCATGCTTTTACCTCGTCTAATGCAGAATTTTTAACCCTTACCATTTTTAAAAAATTATAGATGTTTACATAAAAAAGATTTGTTGGTTTCTTATCCACACCATACCTTTACAGCATGCGGAACCTTAGAAGTATGGAGATTACAATATAATATACAATTTTTTAAGGATTTTTCCTATTATTAACTATTAAAATTTAACGCTGATGAATGAAATTGCTTACGAAGAAAGATTAGAACTTAAACTCATTGGAGAGTTTAAAAGATTGTTTTATAGAAAGATGGGATATGAGCCCGTTGTTATCTCTAGAAACCACAAAGAAATTGATCCAGAAAAGAAAGGTCATTCTGATCTTAAACCTGTAAACTTAAGAGTGCTTAGAGAATGGTTTGAAGAAATTACACCATTCAAAAATGGAGCTAGAATGCCACTAGATAGTAAAAAAAGGTATAGAGAAATAGTTCAAGTGAGAATGGTGTATTGTTTTATAGCAAGAATGATGGGTCACTCTCTTGTTAGAATAGCTAGATCAATTTCTAGAGACCATAGTACTATTATTCATAATGTAGACACATTTAAGAATTTAATGGAAACAAACCCTCAAATCATAGAACTTTATAAAGAGATATTTCAACACGTAAAACAAAAATTAGAAAATTATGACCCAAAACTTCTGGAATGTAGCAATCAGGCACAGGATAACGATGAATCAGCTCTACTTCCTTGATTGTTGTAGATATCGTATTCAACCTGATAGTCTTATAAATAAGAACGCAGAAGCTATGATATGTCAAGCTAAAGGACTCATAACTGATGATAACGTGCTCACTCCCAAGGCATTACAAATACTAGAAGAACTAGATCTTTATATTGTTAAAACTAAAAAGAAAGTAGCTGCTTCTGTATTAGGTGAAGATTTTATGACAAAGATTAAAGAATATCGTGAGATCTTTCCAGCTAAGCGTCTTCCATCTGGTGAGTTGGCTAGACAAACAGTAAATGAATTAAAGGACAAGTTTGTGTGGTTCTTTAAAACCTATCCTGAATTTACATGGGAACTCGTACTAGATGCTACAGATTATTATGTAGCTAGATATGCAAAAGCAGACTATCTCTATATGCAAACTAGTAGCTATTTTATTAAGAAAAAGAACCCTGATAATACGTACACTTCAAAGCTAGCTGATACTTGTCAGCAACTATTAGATAACCCCAATATTGTTAACGAATTAAATGAAATGTAATGGAACTAGATATTGATGAACTATTACCAGAAGTATCAATAAAAGAATACTTTAATAGATGCACTGCTAATATTGAGAAAGAAGATGATGATGTAAGACTAACTAGATATGATATGTTTAGATTAGTTATACAACATGCGTTTATTAAAGGACTTGAAGCAGGAGCTAAAAAAACTATGGATTCTGTTCAAAAAGAAATTAAAAGAGTATTATCATGATAAAAAATGATAGCAGACCTGGTGGTGCTAAGTTTATACACGAAATATACGAAGAAGGTTTGCAGTATATTAAAGATAGAAGGGATGGAAGAATTAAATCATTTAAAACTCCATGGATTGGTTTGAATGATGCTACTCTTAATGGATTAGAATGGGGATCACTACTCACTATAGGAGCTAGACCTGGTCAAGGTAAAACTCTAATGGTAGGTCAGATTTTGAGAGAAAGCTACAAACAAAATCCAGATCAGCATTTTAACATATTAGAGTTTCAATTTGAGATGGGTCCTAAGCAATCTGCTTCTAGAGAGTTTGCAGCTCAAGTGGCTTTAGACTATAACCAAGTATTGAGTACTAAAGAACAACTCAGTGACTTTGCTGTACAACACCTAGAAAAGTTTACAAAACATTCTAGAGAGTTGGCTAGTAAAGGAGTGTTTAGACTTCAGATTAACAAACCTTGTAATTGGAAACAGATACGAGAATATGTTCACTACTATTATGATGACATGGGATCTAAACCTCTTATTGTCACTATAGATCATAGCTGGCTTATCAAACAAGCAAGTGATGAGAAAGAAAAGCTAAATACTCTTTATAACACTGTAGAAATGCTCATGAATCTTAAAAATGAGCTTCCTATTATTGTTATGATGATCACCCAGCTTAACAGAACTCTTGATGAAGCTTCAAGAAAAACTCCAGGATCTATTGCTAACTACCCCACTAGTAGTGATATATTTGGAGGTGATGCTCTTATGCAAGGTTCAGATGCCGTTATTGCAATGGCTAGACCTGGTATAAATGGTATAAAACAATATGGTCCAGATAAGCTTCCATGTGATACTAATTTAGTATATTTACATCCTTTAAAACTTAGAAATTCCAAAAACGAAAATGAACTATTATATATGCGTGCTGAGTTTAGTTTACAAAAATTGGTAGAAATACCAAAACCTATAAGCACAACTTCTACAGCGTATATACGTAGATCATCAAGAAATGTATCCGCTGATATTGGCGAAGAATTATAAAAAAATAATTATGAGTAAAGAAAGAGAAGAATTGCTCATTGAAGCAAGACGTTATCATCGAAATTTAATTAACGATTTAAGAATTAGTGAAACAGATTTCACAATCAAGAAAATCTTTAGACACGAAGGAACTATAGTGGTTCCAATTATGGGGTATGAATTTACAAAACCAAAAGGTCTCTACTTTGAAGTGGTAAAAGGAGACTATAGTGGTTTTGCAGATGAAAATAGAACAGTGTATAGACTTCCTAATTCTGAAAAAGAAGAAGCTATACCAGATCCTATATACGCTGATAGATATTTAGTACCCTTAGAAGTATTAAGAACTGTTGATCCTCACTCTGTAGCAATTAGTAAAGATGCTGCTGTTTTAAGTGGAGATAGTATTCTAAAAAAGATGAAGGATGAGTCACCTTCCACTGTAAAAATTTTTAGTACTAACACAACTGTTGATGATGCTCCTTATAGTGATATGACTATAAGAGATTACATTGCTATTCATACAGGTAAACCAGTTAGTAGTAAAGGATGGCTCAATGAACTAATTAAACAAATACCGTAAATATGGGACAAGGAATCCTCATTATCGCAGAATCTGGAGCAGGTAAGTCTACAAGTATTGAAGCTCTAGATCCAAAAGAAACGTTCATTATTAATGTAGCAAACAAACCTCTTCCTTTTAAAGGATGGAGAAAAAAGTATGTAGCATGGAGCAAAGAAAACTTAGGAGGCAATCTTTATGATAAAGCCACTCCTGAAAGTATTGAAGCTTGCTTACGTTACATAAGTGAGAAACGTCCAGAAATCAAAAATGTCGTGATTGATGATTTTCAATACATGAGCAGTTTTGAATTTTTTGACAAGGTAGATGAAAAAGGCTATGAGAAGTTTACAAAAATTGGTGCTCATCTTGCACGTGTTGCTAGACTACCTAAAGATCTAAGAGATGATCTTATGATCTTTATTCTAACGCATGCAGAAGAATCTACTGATATGGAAGGTAAACGTAAATTCAAAGCTAAAACAATAGGACGTATGGTAGATGAAAAACTTACATTAGAAGGTTTATTCTCTATTGTTCTATTTGGCAAGGTGAAGAAAAACAAAGAAGGTGTTATTCGTTATGTGTTTGAAACACAAACAAATGGCGAGAACACTTGTAAGTCTCCTAGAGGGATGTTCAACAGTTTGGAAATTGAAAATAATTTGCAAATTGTTCGTGATGCAATTCTTGATTATGAAAATTAATTCTCTTATTTTTACATTTTAAAAACAACAATTATGTTTAGTACAAAAGGACAAGAAGTCAAAGGCAGCAGTGGACCTTCAAAATCTCTGCAACCAGGTGTAGTGTTAGCTCACGTGCATAGTGCAACAATCA